CAGTTCACCGCGAAATATCCCGCGTCGAACTTGGTTTGCCGGAACCCTTCGACTTCGGTAAAGATTGGGTACCGCCTTATCTGAGGGAAGGGTCATGTATACCGTTACGGACGACGATGTTACCGACGAAGAATTGAGCAACGTAGATACCATCGTGACGCTCGCTATCGCTTGGCATACCATGCGTGAATACGAACGGGTACTGAAACGGATCTCGAGATGGAAGGACGATGGCCCATCGATCTGGGCGCGCCGGGTGTTGAACGAATACGAACGGAGACTCGACTCGTGAGTGATGGAATCAAGCTGGCACCGTGTCCCAACTGCTTGACCCGCGGCTGGATCGACGACGGGTTCGGCGACTGGATCAGGTGCTCAATGTGCAACCCGCCTCCACCGTCAGCACAGGTGCTGGAGTTTGTGCGAGGCGCAAAGGTGCGCAAGCCGAAAAAGCCCGTAGACGACTTGCCTCCCGCGGCATAGAATCTTGATATGAAACAAGGTCTCTACGCAAACATCCATGCCAAGCGCGAGCGCATCAAGGCCGGAAGCGGCGAGAAAATGCGTAAGGCGGGCAGCAAAGGTGCGCCGACAGCAAAGGCGTTTCGTGAATCTGCGAAAACCGCGATGAGGTCGAAGTGATGGGCAAAGGCGCAACAATGCTCGCAAAGCACCTCGAGATGATGGACGAGGGCGAGGACTACAAGGAAGGCGAGAGCGAGGACGAAGGCGAAGAGGCCGGAGAGATGGAGCTCAAGGTCAAGTTCAAGACCGCGGCTGAACTGCGTTCGTTCTTGATGAAGGGCTTCGGTGGCAAAGTCAGCGCGGCTCGGTGACTCGGGTGACAATGAGCTCCCTCCAGTCAGGCGTGGCATCGCTGGCGAGATCCGTCTCGGCGCGGCTGCGTTCCGTCCGATCGCGGCTCGAGCAACTCGTCTCGCAGGCGCGCAAGCCGTTGCACCCAACCGCCTCGGAGGCAGAACCGAAGGCCGAATCCCGTTCTACCAAGACAAAGACACGCCGACAACGGAAACGAGACTAGTCCCGTGAAAACCCCTGCATGGCAGCGTAAGGCTGGACAGAATCCGAAGGGCGGTCTCAACGAGGCTGGACGCCGGTCTGCGAAGGCCGAGGGCATGAACCTCAAGGCTCCGGTCAAGTCGGGCGATAACCCGCGGCGCGCTTCCTTCCTCGCTCGCATGGGCAACGCTCCCGGCCCGATGAAGGACGAGAAGGGGCAACCGACACGATTGGCACTCGCCCTGCGCGCATGGGGTGCTAGCAGCAAGGAAGATGCTCGAGCGAAAGCCCGGGCAATCAGCGCGCGTAACAAGGCCAAGAAGGACTAGACCATGCCGCTCATCAAGAGTTCATCTGCAAAGGCTTTCCGCGAAAACATTCGCACGGAGATCAGGGCTGGCCGACCGACCAAGCAGGCTGTCGCGATCGCCTACGCTACGAAGCGATCGGCTGCTGCTAAGAAGGGCGCTGCAAAGCGTAAGGGCTGATGGATAAAGCCGAGCAAGTCCGGCGCGTACTAGAGCTGATCGAGGACGGAATGTCCGAGCGATCGGCCTGCGCGGAAGTGGGAATCAGCCGCTCGACGTTCAGAACGACGGCGTTGAGAGTCAATTCGGGCGACCATTACGCGCGCGCATTAGAGGCTCTGGCGCAGGATCAGGTCGAGAAAGCCGAGCAAGTCATCGAGGATATGCGTTCCGGCGTCATCGATGCACAGCAAGCCCGGGTCGAGCTGGACGCTCGCAAGTGGTTCGCGTCCAAGTTCCTGCCCAAGCGATACGGCGACAAGCTGGATCTTGAGCACAAGGGCGAAGTCGGTTTGACGGTCGTCGTCAAGCGGTTCACGGATGTCGAAGATAATTCTCCCAGCTAACGATTGGGAGCCCCGTCACTACCAAGTACCGGCATGGCGCGCGCTCGAGGGCGGCACCAAGCGCCTCGCATTGGCATGGCATCGACGCTCGGGGAAGGACGACATCAGCCTGCATTGGGCTGCGGTGTCCATGATGCGCCGGGTCGGATCTGTGTGGCATATGCTCCCGCAGGCCAACCAGTCGCGTAAGGCGATCTGGGACGCGGTAAACCCACATACCGGCAGGCGACGCATTGACGACGCATTCCCGCCAGAACTGCGCGAAAGCACTCGTGAGCAGGATATGTTCATCCGGTTCAAGAACGGATCGACATGGCAAGTCGTCGGCTCGGACAATTACAACAGTCTCGTTGGATCGCCTCCGGTCGGCGTCGTGTTCTCCGAGTACGCGATGGCAGATCCGAATGCGTGGGCGTTCCTGCGCCCCATCCTCGCGGAGAACGGCGGCTGGGCGATCTTCATCTCGACACCCCGCGGCAGGAACCACTTCGCTCGGTTGGTCGAATACGCCAAGCAGGATGCCGATTGGTTCGGTCAAGTGCTCACCGTCGAGGATACGAAGTCGATCCCGATCGCGACCATTCAGCGTGAGCGCAAAGAACTGCGCATGGAGCGCGGCGACAAGGAAGCCGAAGCGATCATCCGGCAGGAATACTATTGCGACTTTGACGCAGACATACCGGGCGCATACCTCTCGGAGCTGATCCGCAGCGCAGAGGTCAACGGCAGGATCGGCGACTATCCGCACGTTATCGGTCAGCCTGTCGGCACGGCATGGGATATCGGTGTCGGCGACTCCACGATCATCTGGTTCTACCAGCTCATCGGTCACAAGGTTCGCATCATCAACGTGCTCGAAGGCTCCGGTGTCGGGCTCGAGTGGTACGTCAAGAAGCTGCTCGCGATGGACTACGTCTACGGCGACCACATCTGGCCGCATGACGGTGCTGTGCAGGAATGGGGCAGCGGTCAGTCTCGAGTACAGGTCGCTGCTGGCTACGGCCTCAAGCCTCGCATCCTCGAGCGCGACTCGGTGGACGACGGCATACAGGCTGCGCGAATGATGTTGCCTGCGACCGAGTTTAATACCGCGCCAGATCCGTTTCCGGGCGAATCGGCAGACGAGGCGAAGTCCCGTATGACCCGCGCTCTCGACGCCCTGCGGCAGTACAGGCGCGAATACGACGACAAGCTCCAGCGGTTCAAGGACAAGCCGCTGCACGATTGGACGAGCCACTACGCAGACGCATTCCGATATCTCGCGAAGGGTCGTAAGCCGTTCCGCGGTACGGAACAGGCGCGTCGTCCGAGCCATCAAGTGGCAGTAGCAGACTACAGGGTGCTGGGGTAGACTACTTGCGCAAAGCATAAGGAGCGCCAAATGGCAAGTCTTTTTAAGGTCAAAACGCCCAAGATCGAGCCGACGCCCCCGCCTCCGACGACGGATGAGGCGCAGCAATCCCGCATTGAGCAGCGCCGCATGGCTCGTCGCAAAGGCCGCGCGTCTACAATCATGTCAACACCGGGCAGTCAACAGACTGGTTCGGTTGCTGTTACTCGTTTGCTCGGAGGTGGCTAATGGCTGGTTTATCCCCGTTCGGTAGCTATATGCGCAAGAAGGGCAAGAAGCAGGGCATGGCGCAAGGGCTTGAGGAAGGCCGCAAGCAGGGCGAGATGGGCGCTGCTCAAGCTATTGCTAAACGCAAGGATGAATCTGCGAAGCGCGCTCGCGGGATGATGTAATGGCGACCAAGAAGATATCGGCGCTAACGTCTCTTGCGCAGGATTCGATTGATCCTGCCGCTGACGTTATCCCGATCAACGACACAAGCGCGGTTGAGACCAAGAAGGCGACCGCGGCTGCGATCGTTGGCAAGTCGATCGGTGCGTTGGCTGCAACATGGAACAACGCGCTCACGACGTTCAAGGCTCGCGTGTTCAACGTCACAGATACCGCATCGGCTGTTGGGTCGCTGCTTGATGATCTGCAAGTCGGCGGCGTGAGCAAGTGGTCGGTGCGCAAAGATGGCGAGCTGACTGTTGGCGTCGTCCCAATCGGGCGTATCACCGAAAACGATTACGGCGCGTTCTCTGACGTCACCGATCAGACCGCGGTTGCCAATACGGCTACCGGCGTGATCTGGGGAACAACGGATTACTCGAGCGGTATCTCGGTTGCGTCAAGCACTCGCATCACCGTCACTAAAGCTGGAATCTACAAGTTCGATTTCAACCTACTGTTAAAGAACACTCATAGCTCGTCGGTTATTGCTAGTTTCTGGCTGCGCAAAAACGGCACTAACACCACCAATTCCAATACCGATGCAACGGTTCCGGCCCAAGGCGGCGGCATTCCCGGTACTGCTGTCGTGACGATTGTGTTCACGCTTCAGTTGGCTGCCAGCGACTACATCGAGGTGATGTGGTCAACGCCGAACGTAGCAGTCACGCTGGATTTCACGGCTGCACAGACTTCACCCACTAGGCCGGTCACACCATCGGTCATCGCAAACATCAATCGAATCGCCTAATCGGAGACTGAAATGGCAACAGGCATTGTTCTCGCATCTAACGCTAGCGCCACTGGCAACTGGTTCGCGTGGCCGGGTGGCCGCGGCGAGTTCCGCGTCGAAGCCACATTTGGTGGTGGCACGGTCAAGCTGCAATGCAAAGGCCCGAATGGAACTGCAATGGACGTTGGCGCAGCGGTCACATTGACTGCAAACGGCGGCGGCATTTTCGAGTTAGGCGCTGGCGAGATCCGAGCTAGTATCACCACGGCAACTGGCGTTTATGCTATGGCGCTGCGGGTACCTTCGGCTGCATTCTGATGCGCGCTTGGTCTCGAGCAGTTGAGCGCAGCCACGAAGTTGCGACGACTCGGGACAACCCCGAGTACATTCCGACGCCAGCGGGCGCGGATAAGCTTTTGCTTGAAGATAGTTCATTCATTTTGCTAGAGACCAGCGACAAGCTGCTTTTGGAGTAAATCATGGCCGACACAAAGATTAGTGCATTAGCATCTGGCGCACCGGCGCAAGCAGGAGACGAATACGTCATTGCTCGCTCCGGCGCTAACTACAAACTGACCGGCACTAACTTGCTCGGTCTTGTCACCGGCACGGCAAATACCTTTACCGCTGCCCAAACGTTCCGCGCTGCGAGTGCGGTACGCTCTGAGGCTGCTGCTACGCAGGACGCGGTGGTACTGGCTGGCCGCGCTGGCGGTACGAGTTCGTATGCCGTCACGCTGACCCCGACGACGTTATCTGCCAGCCGCACGATGACGCTGCCGGATGCCAACACAACGGTGCCGGTATTTACGCAAGTCATTACGTTCAGCGGCCCGTCTGCTGCGCGTACCGTAACGCTGCCGGATGAAAACTTCGCCGTTGGTTTCCGCAACGTACCGCAGTCTGGATCGGCTAAGACCAGTTCTTATCCGCTTGTCGTAGGCGATGTCGGCAAGTTCATCGAGGTGGGCGCTTCTGGCGCCATCACGATTCCTGACGCAACGTTTGCCGCTGGCGATGTGGTGTCTATCTTCAACAACACCTCGGGCAACGTGACCATCACTTGTTCTATTACGACTGCGTATATCGCGGGAACGGATACGGATAAGGCGACGATGACACTA